CTCGACTGCCTTGGCCTCGAGGTTGTTCAGGACTTCCTTTGCGTTCTGTCCAGTAACCTGATGGAACGGCGTGATGATGTTCATCTGGTAGGTCGTCTTGATCTGGCCTTCGTGCTCATACTCGCGATTCTCGCGCTGGAGGAGCAAGCCGATGGTCTGGCCCTCGAGCGCGCCGATGCGATAGCCCGGGCGCTTCGTGCCGTCGCGGTTAAAGACCTGCGCTTGCGTAGCCTCAACCTTATCGAGCTTGAGCACGGCAAGCAGCGCGTCCATGATGTCGGCCCCGAAGGTCCGGTCGCCCGTGCGGCTGGAGACGTAGAGCTTGATGAAAGCCATCTTCTCGCCGCGCTCTTCGGCGGTCTCTCCGCACTCGGTCCAGCGAAGCGCCTTGAAGGCGAACTCGACGTAAGTCGCGCCCGCCTTGCTTTCGGCGACTTCGACCTGTGTGAGGGTTCCGACGTACTTGCCGGACTTGTCGATGCCGTTGAAGCCGGCAACCTTTTCCGCGGACTTGCGGTTCATGGTGAAGGTAGTGATCATTCTTCAGTTTCCTTGTGAGTTGATTTGTTGAATTTTCTGATTGGTGTAAACAGTGCCTTTTCTATTGGCCATCCGTATGTGTAGAAGCGGCTTCTGAATGTTGACTTTGTAAGCCCGAGGTTTTCGCACCATTCAGTAGCGCACTTGCCTTTGTAGAAAACGGTTCTGCTTTTGTTTCTCGCTTGTTGTGTGGCCGTTGCCCACCGACAGTTATCTGGTTCGTAGTTCCCATTAACGTCAATGCGATCAATCGTTAGGTCGTCGGCGTATCCGTGAGAGGTCGCCCAGTCTTTGAATGATTCAAAGCTTGACCTCCATTCATCGCAGACTCGGATTCCACGTCCGCCATAGATTGGATATTTGTGATTCCCTTTGTTGTAGCAGCGGGTTTTCATTCCTACCCACGTCTTATAGAGCCGCGTTCCAGCTAGACCGTGAGTTAAGTGCGAACGATTTTGTGCTTCAACTTTCAAGCACCCGCATGACTTCGTGTGTCCGGATCGCAAGTTTCCAATCTGAACGACAACCTCTGCGCCGCAATCACATTGACACAGCCATTGGCTCTGAGAGCCAGATGCGGGCATCTCTGAAATCACAAGTAGATGCCCGTATCTTTGCCCGCGAAGATCAAGTTTCCTCATTCGCTTGTTTTTCCTCTATCTGAGGTATGCCCCAGTAATTGCAAGCAATCTCGTCGACAAGAGCCAGGTCGTTATCTATCTCAGCGGCCTCAAACATCCCAACGGGTGCTTTGACCGTATCGTGTCCGTCGTTTCTGGTGCTGAAATAAAACCGTCCTGCGGCAGGATCAACTTGCGCTCGTAGCACGGTTGTAAAGAACCCCTCGAGCACCACGACGCTGTCAAGCATCTTTCCGATGGTCTTAAGGTGGACGCGTCCGTAGTCGTCGGTGGTTGTGTGGCCAAGAATGTAGACGCGTTTGTTGTTCTCTAGCTCCGACGCGGCACGTACCACGTCGTATCCAACTCCCGCAAGTTCTGAGAATTTCTCGTAAGACTTTTCAGAACGGCGGTTCATGTAGAGGCTGAGAAGGATGTACTGGAAGTCATCCACGACGATCACGTCAAACGGGCTCGCCTTCATGCAGTTGATGATTGCCTGCGGATTCGAGCACACGAGAATGTTGTTTCCGTCGCCTTTCGCTTTGATCTCTTTCCACCCGGTTGAGCGGAAGGGGAGCGGCTTGCGCACAGGCTGGATCAAAAGTGTGTTTTTTGGGTCGAGGTTTCGAAGTGAACAGGTCTTGCCTGTTCCGCTCTCGCCCAAGATGAGGCATGCGTAGCTCATGGTGTCGTCCTCAGAAAGGTATTTCGTCGTCGTTGATCGCGTAGAAGTCTTCGAGAGTCTTGCTGTAGATCGGCTCGGGACGCTTTGCCCGATCGCCGAACCACTGCGCGCGCTCGAACTCGTCGCGGCTGCTGTATTCGGGATACGGGTCGAAGTCGACCTCGTCCTCCGGCTCGGGCATCGGCAGCACGAGCGGCTCAAGTGAAGTGATCGTCATGCTTACTCCTCTGGGCATTCGAAGCCCGGCTCAGGGGCGAGGATGCAGTCGACGCGATACGCGATCATCTCCGTCGCGTCGAAGAGCGCGTCATCGAGCTCGTCGGTGATGGTGCCGATGCTCTTAGCGACCTCTCTTGCCGAGCTTGCGTTCTTCAGTCTCGTGAGCGCCCCGATGAGCTCGAGTGAAGCTTCGGGATTTGCGAGATACGCCGCAAGCACTTCTTCTTGCCAGTTTGTGACGTAGCTCTGGCAGAGCTCGTCGATGTCGGCGTTCGGCGTCTGCTCCGCCTGGTGCGCGATGCCGCGCGCGATGTCAGTCAAAGTCTTCATTCGTTACTCCATGATCCAGTGATGAGCGCTCCGGCGACGATTGCCAGCGCGCCGAAGAAGGCGATGAGCGTCCAAACGCGTCGGGGGCGCTCGCATGAAAAAGGCTCGACGTTCTGCCGAGCCTGCTTTGCTGCGCGCCGCTGCTCGAGCGGTCGCTTTCGAGTAATTCGTTTCATGTCGAAGTCCTGTGGAATGTGGTCGATGATGCGGACCGGATCGGAGAAGCTCACTCGCTGTCCTCCTCTTCGTCCTCGTCTTCGTCTTCGTCCTCTTCGTCTTCGGGGTCGGGGCCGAACCACTTCTCGTAGTCGTCGGGGCCGCATCCGTCGGGGTAGTTCCAAGCCATATCGTTCTCCTTAATCGAAAATCCAGTGATAGAGGGTGGCCGCAGCCATGGCCGGCAAGATCACCAGGCCGAAGAATCCGAGCAGGCCTTCGAGGCCATCGATGAGGTACCCGAGTACGCCGGAGCGCTGAGGCTCGGTACCATCCGTGCCGAAGTAGGTCCGCTTCGCCAGGTCGTCGAGGTAAGTAATAAAGCGCTTCATGACGCCTCCGAAAAAAAGAAAAGACATTCAGACGCCCTCGCTCGGAAGAACTGCCGGCTCGTGATGGCACGGGCAAGGGCGCGTGAATGTCCTTTTTGTTGGTTGTGGGTGAGGGAGCCGGGGTGAACGCAAAAGCCTCTCGCCTGCAGATGCCCCGGCTTTGGAATCTGGGACTATCGACCAGACCGGCGCATATCTGCGTCACGCCGTTTGCCCTCGAAGTCGTTACGGAAGTTCGTCCATGACGCACTGGACGTTGCACGCGACCTGCTCGTATTTCTCCGCTGCGGGGCAGTGGATGACGGTCGGCTCGGTCTTCATGTAGAAAGCGAGCGCGGCGGCGTTCGCGATGCTCATGAGCGCGTACTCGTGGACATCAGCTTCGCTGCAGGTCTCGCGACCGATCGAACGGAGGTGATGCGCCAGTCGGGCGTCGAAGTCGTTGCGCTTCATTCTTCGTCCTCCTCCTCGTCGTCATCGTTGAGCAAACCAGTCAGAAGGGCGTCAGCGGAGTTGAGTGCACCGATGTACGCATCGTCGTCGCCCCGGATGTAGGCCTTAGCGGCCTCATCCATGAAGTCTTTGATGTACTCGAGGTAGTCGAGCTTGTCCTTGTCCGTCATTGTGTTCTCCTGATAAGCCGTCCCGCGTGTCGCTCTTTGCGGGTGCCCGCGAGACGGCTGTGATCTTTATGAAAGTCCATCCAAGCGCTCTCGCGCCAGTCCCCTACGCTTGAACACATGCGCAAGAACGCTTGAATCGACTTTCTGCTGTGCACGGTCCCGCGTTTTCCGCAGGCAGCCGCTCGGGTCTTCGTGACCTCTGCCTCTCTCGGCTGCATCAGCTACGTCCGCCGCTCCACGTCCCTCAACGTCTGCCACCTCGCGTCCGCGTTTTCATGTCGGCCCTCCCGGTTGTTGCCGGTAGGTTAGTGTTGAATGGTTTCTTCTTGCTATGTGCTGTTGAAACCAATCAACACCATCGATGTTACACCAAAATAAAACCAATATGGTTGCCGTAGGGTGTTGGTGAGGTGTATAAATTGGGGAGTTATTGACGCGCATCAATGGCACTGAAATTAAGACAAAAAAAGCCCGCCTTGAGTGGCGGGCTTGATTTGGTTGTGTTATGGGGTTTGGTTTAGTAGGTGTTGAATGATCCGCAAACGACGCCGACGACCTCTAAACCGTGTTGCCTGGAGTGAAGGATTGGATAGTCTGGGTTCAGCGGCTTCAGATCAAAGAGTTCTCGACCTTGATCGTCGTATCCGGTGACGACGTATTTCTTGAAAGTCGTCTCTGTGAGAATGCCAGACGTAGAACGTGCGATGACGAAGTCTCCAGGTTTTGGCAGCCTATTGGGGTCGACGAAGAGCAGTTGTCCTTCTTGGAAATTTGGCGACATGGAGTCGCCTCTTACGCGAAGAGCAAAAGTTTTCTCCGGCAATGTTTCTGGGACGATCGCCCATTCATCGTATTGTTCTTGTCCGTTGTCTGTAAGCATTCCCGCCTGCACATATGAAAGGATTGGTATGCGCTTGAAACGTATCGTGCTTACTTGGGGGTTGCCGAGTTCTGCGTTTTCCGTGTCAAGTGTTCCTGGGGGAAGGCCAAGCTTATCTTCAATCTCTCTAGCGATTCGTGCTCCAAAAGACTTCGTTCCTCTGATCATGTCATTGATCTGCTGCGGAGCTTTGCCAAGTATCTCGGCCAATCGAGACCGCGAGCCATTCAGCTCTGCCAGACGACTCAGGTTTGCAATGCGTATCCGCTTCAGGGTGTCTTTTTCATTCGTACTCATAAGAAGTACCTCCCTTCTGCAATAGTAGTGTGGAAGGTGTATGCGCGGCAACATGTGCGGCAACCAACAAAAGCGGCGAAAATGTTGTATTATGGTTCAACACCAAAACAACACCTAGAGGTCTGAGATGACGCCTCGAGCGCTCGAATATTTCAAATCCCTAAAGCCAATCGAAAAGAAGGCCTTGTGCCAAAAAGTAGGCATTTCTGTCCGATGGCTTCACAACTGCATGTATGTCCCGTCGAAGAATTTCAGCCCGGAAGTCGCTGAGAAGATCGAGATGGTTTCTTGTCGAAAAGTGACGCGCGAAGACCTGCGCCCAGATATTGACTGGTCGCTTATTCGCTAAGGGGACGCCATGAGCTTCAAGGTTTCCGCACTGGCATGGATGGTTCCGGTTGAGAAGTCAACCGAACGTCTTGTGCTCCTCGCTCTTGCCGACCGGGCCGATGACGAAGGCAAGAACTGCTATCCGTCCGTCGAGACCATTTGCGGCATGACGCAGATGAATCGAAAGACGGTATTTGCTGTCATTTCGAGACTTGCGGAACGTGGCGTTTTGTCAGTACGCAAGCGAGAGGTGCACAACTCGAATGAGTACCTTCTGCACATAGAGGATTGGCCCAAAAACGGAAGTACCGAAAACGGTACGACCCAAAAACGGGACAACCCAAAAACGGTACGCCAGTTGTCCCGAAAACGGTACGTAAGTTGTCCCGAAAACGGTACGACAGTAGTACCGAAAACGGGACACGAACCTATCAATGAACCTATCAATAACCAATCAATAACCAGTAGAGAAGACGCGCCGCCAAAAGCCAGAGCCAAGAAAGGCGAGGCCTGGAAAAAGTGGATCAAGGTCGAAAAGCCGGCTGAAGTTCCTGATGACCTCTGGAAGCAATTCGGAGAGATTCGCGCTCTGAAGAAGATGGCATTGACCGAAAGAGCGTTTGATCTTCTTCGATCCGAAGGAGAAAAGGCTCACATGACGCTGCTTCAGGTCGTTGAAACGTGTTGCGGCAATGGTTGGGCAGGCTTCAAGGCCTCCTGGTTGGCGAGGACGAGCGGTAGCACCTACCGAAAGCCTCAGAACGTCACCCAGACGGCTGAATACCGAGAGCGACTTCAGGCCTGCTGCCGAGGTGAAGGCAGAACCGAAAAACTCGCCGACGACGGCGTAACGATCATCGTGGATTGAGGGGAAACAACATGAAAAAAGCAGAAGGCTTGGTCGGCCTGTTGGGCTTTGCCGAGGGTGAAGAGGAGCGGGAATGCCCCGAGCACGGGCGATATATCTCTCACCTTACCTACCTGAAGGGAGAGCTCAAGAACGCGAGCGGATGTCCGAAGTGCCGAGCGATCCAGTTGCAAAAGCAGCGGGAAGCTGAAGAGCGCGAGCGCAGGGAACGCGAAGAGCTTGAAAAGCGCCGCGCGTATGAGCAGACGCTGGACCGAACGGCCATCCCGACCAAGTACCGATCCAGAACGCTTGCATCCTTCAGAACCGATGGGAACGACCAGAAAGCGAAGGTGCTCAAGATCGCCGAGTCCTACATCACAAAGTTCGACGCGCTTCGCCAGTCCGGCATAGGGATGGTTTTCATCGGCGAATGCGGGACCGGCAAGACCCATCTGGCGTGTGCGGTGCTTCAGGAACTCTTGAGCAAGTGTGCCGGCATCTACACGACGGCGCATGAGATGGGGCAGACGGTTGCTGACTCCTGGGGATGCCGAGAGCCGGGAAAGACGACCGCAGACGTGAAAAGAGCCTACAAAACCTGTCCGCTACTTGTCGTCGATGAGGTCGCAAAGGAAGACGCGAAGCCGATCACAAAGGAAGTTCTCTCAGAGGTCTTGTACGCCCGCTACGACACTCAGCTTCCGACCATCTGGATCACCAACGCCGATCCGGCGCTGCTGAAGACCGCGATAGGAGAGCAGGAGTACGACCGGCTCAAAGAAACATGCAAGTTCATCCGGTTCTCGTGGCCGAGTATGCGGAAGAACGACATCGATTTTTAACAAAGGAGAGGTCATGACAGACCAGAAATCAAATGAGCGAGACGGGCAACCGGAAGCAGTCCAGTCGCCCGAAATCACAACGGATTTCAGTTCTCTTGAGCTGGAGACGCTAGATACCGCCGAAGAAGAAGGAAAACGTCTTATTCGTCATTACGTGCAACGCGCGAAACAGCTTCATCGAGAACATCTTCGTCGCTGGGGCAGACCTGATCAAGCCAAGCAAGAACTGCCTCAAGGCGTGAAACGTTGATCGAAACCAAAGACTGGACTTCTTCTGTGCCTGTGTCGCCCGTTGCGGAAATGTCGATCGGTTCGAGTTTCACCGCACCTGCAGCGCACATGGCGAGTAGGGCTGTTTTGGGGTCGAGTTTAGTAACAGGCATTTGTTTAAACCTCCGTGGGTTGGTTGATGGACGTGTTGGGGAACACAGCATCAATCATCTCACGGGGGACCTAAAAAGGAGGAGTCATGAAAGAAAGTGACGAATACCGCCTCGGACGATCTGCCGCACAACGCGGTGAGCCGATGGCGAAATATCAGGGCTTGACGGCTCGAATGAATCCCAAAAAGAGAGCGGCCTTTATTCAAGGCTATTACGACGGACTGAGGAGAAAGGAAAAATGATTAGTTTCACGATTGAGGGGGTTCCAGTCCCCAAAGGACGCCCGCGCTTCACTCGCAGCGGCCACACGTACACGCCGGACACGACGCGAAAGTATGAGGCGCTCGTGACGGCCAGGGCAAAGGAGGCAATGATTGGCAAGAGAAAGATCGAAAAGCCGAACGCAGTCCGTGTGGACATTCTCGCCATCTTTCCTGTGCCCTCGTCATGGTCTAAGAAACGCCGCACAGCGGCTCTGCAAGGTGTCGAGCATCACGTCTCAAAGCCTGACCTTGACAACGTGCAGAAGGCGATTCTTGACGGCATGAACGGGATCGTTTTTGAGGACGACTCGCAGGTGATCGACAGCCGGACCAGAAAGGCGTACGGACCCGAGCCGGGGGTAAAAGTTTTTATTGACGAGGTGAAGCATGGATGATGCGGACCGAGCCGCCAGAAGCGATGAGTGGATCATGCGCGCGGCAATTGAAGAGAGAAGGCCAGAAGGACCGAGCCCGGTTCTCGTGAGCCTTTGTTTGAACTGCGGAAAGGTGATTGAGAGAGTGCCCGCATCCGCGAATGGAGTGAAAAACGTTCGACGCTGGTGTTGTGCCGCCTGTCGTGATGAATGGGAAGAGGAACATGAACGCTGAAGAAAAGATTCTCGAAGATCGCCTGCTCAACTGGGGGCGTTGGAACCAAGACCCGAAGCGGCAGGGACGATCTCCGCTGTGTGCATTCATGGAAGCCGTGCCGGACGACGATAAGGACAACGACGTGCCTGTTGAACGGCATGACGGGCCGCCTCCGGTCGATGTCAGTGATGCACTGCTTGTGCAGAGAGCGTGGGAACGACTCCCGGTTGCACCAGAGCGCTACAGAAAGGCGAAGATGGTTGTCGGGGTTGCATACGCCTTCCATGTGCCATTCATGGACCTGAAGCGCATCCTGAGGAAGTATCACCGCATCAATCTTCACGAGCGGGAGTTTGATGGACTGGTAGAGATGGGCAGGAAGATGATTCGAAACAATCTGCTCAAACTCGAAGGAATGCCGCCTAAATGAGTTATACTAAAAGGACAATTTGAAGCTGTGTGATCAGCGGGGCCGTTTTCTGGGATAGGTGCATCTTCAGAAAACGGCATGCCTTTTTGCGTAGGTGGGGTTGGACCCCAAAAGATTGAGCCTGTAGGAGTGATCCTGCGGGCTTTTTTCGTTTACAACACCGCGCACGCCTCTCCATGAAGCGCAACCCGCGCGGTTTCCTTTTCGCTACCTTAGGGCAGTTTGCTCTAAGGTCAGGGTGGGGAGAAATCCTCGCCCTTTCTTATTATTTTCGGAGTTCGTTATGGGAAAGAAATGCTCTATGAAGAAGCTCCTTGATCGGTCGATCATTATGGCCAACGCGAAGGGCGACATCTCGATCGTGCTCCCAGAAAAGTACATCCGGAAGCATATGACTGATGAGCAGATCAACGAAGCGATGAATGCCCTTGGTCCGCTCCTGCAACATCTATTCAGATTGACGCCACGGTGTCATAAACACCGGAATCAGGAAACTTCGTCCACCGTTTCGCTTTCTTGAATAGTGCGGCTGCGGTGAGGATTTCTTCTTTAGTAAGTCGTCGACTGGCGGCAATGCGCAGGATGAAGTTATTTTGCTTGAATATATTGATGATGGGCTTCGGTTGTGGCTCAAACATACGTTGCCTCGTTGGTTGAGTTGATAGGGACAGAGCTTCAACGATACACCATGGAGAGCATGACGCCCTCGGGGGAAACCTCGGGGGCTTTTCTATTTGGAGGTCTTTATGACTGAATTTTGGATGGGCGTCGGCATGATTGCTGGAGCCCCGGTGTTTGGGTTCGTGTCAGCGCTTCTTGCCGTTGCACCTATCTACTGGGCTTTGGGTCGTGTTTTGAAAAAGATGCCAGAGGAAGATAGAGCAGAAAATAAAGAGAAGGTGGACTCAATCGTCGCTTCTCTTGTTTTTGGTGTCTTTTCGTTGGTGGCCCTTGTGTCGGTAATCAAGGGCTTCTGTTTCATCTTCTGAGGTACAACATGAAGAAAGCTATTGTGGCGGCCATTGCGGTCGCCATTTTCGTTTCTACAGCAGCGGAAGCACGAGGTGGTCGTGGGTTCAGCGGCGGTCGTTCGTTCTCCCGTCCTGCTCCTACGAAGAGCTATGCACCGAAGCGCACGACTGTTGTGAAGAAGAACACGACCGTCATCAACCAGACGGTGAATCAGGTGCCGGCATCTTCCAACAATAGCTTCTGGTCTACTGTTGCCGGATCGTTCGCAGGATCGATGGCAGGCAACGCTGTCTACGATGCTGTGACTGATGACAAGAGCCAGACGCCTGTGCAGGCTCAACCTCAGCCCGCTCAATAAGATTCCCAATAAAACGAAAGCCGCAGGAGCTACCAACTCTTGCGGCTTTCTCGTTCTACAACCTGAAGTAGAGGTCGTATGACTAGAAAGATTGTACACAAGCCCGGCCAGATCGTTGGATTGTTTGAGATCGTTGCATCAGCGGGATCAACGCCGCGTGGCGATTCCATGTGGAAGCTCAGGTGCACCAACTGCGGCGCAGAGATCGTTCGACGTGGCACGTCCATTCGTACAGCTCTGAAGAACGGCGGACGATGGATCAACTGTGAATGCGGTGGGGCGGCGAGGCAGGATATATCCCGCTCCTTTGCTGAAGCAGCCCAGAAGGATGTGATGGCTCAACAGCGTGAAGCTGAACGCCAGGCAAGACTCAGGAAGGATAACCGCCTTCTGTACTTCATCTGGGGAACTATGAAGGAGCGCTGCTACAACGCATCAAACAAGAAGTTCAAGTACTACGGTGCACGTGGCATCTTCGTTTGCGATGAATGGCGCGATGACTTCGAGGTCTTCTGCACCTGGTCTCTCAAGCATGGTTATTGTCGAGGGCTCACCATTGATCGTATTGACAACGACCGCGAGTACAGCCCAGACAACTGCAGGTGGACGACTTACGCAGTGCAGAACAGCAATCAACGGCGAGGAAAGCGCGGGCCATACAAGCCGCGCAAGCATGCACGGGTCCTTCCGGGGGATTGAGACCCTTGCGGGCGGTTCCGACCCCGAAAACGGTCTAGATGCAATTTTCAAAAGGGTGTTTATGAACATTTCACTTTACGCTTTCCGTGAACGGTTTACGCTTGCCGGCGCTCGCCGGTATTGAAGCGAAAGCGCGAACGCGTGAAGATGGAATTACCAAACAAAATGAGGTGTTGGCATGGCGAACGATGGCGTCAGCATGCGAGAGTTTGCGCGCCAGGTCGGACGTAGTGCCGCATACGTAAGCGGGAAGTGCAAGACTGGCGAGCTGCCTCTTGTCGATGGAAAGATTCCGTTAGAAGAAGGCCTGAAAGCCTTCAAGGCTCTGGTCAAGTCTGAAGAACGAAAAAAGGCGAGCCGTCGCACGTCCAGAAAGACTGCGGACGTGTTCACGAGCGATGACGAAGACGACAAGCAAATATCGTCTGCGCTGAACGTTAACGAGGCGTTCAACAAGGCCCGGCTCGCAAAAGAGGTCGCGACCGCAAAGATCAAGGACCTCGAATACAAAAAGCTCAAGGGCGAATATGTCTCGGTTGCTGAGGTTGAGGCGGACGCGAGAGAGGCAGCAGCGATGCTCCGAAACTTCGCGATTTCCGCCCCGACTCGTTACTCGGCCCTGCTTGAGAATCGGACGCAGCGCGAAGCCGAGGAAGTCCTTGAGGACATTTTCCGCGACCTTCTGAAAACGATCAACGGCTCGCGGTTTGCAAAGGAGTGATGGAATGGGTATCTGGTCGAAAGCGTGGGCTACGGCCTGCCGTCCCATTTCTCGTTTGACCGGGAGCCAGTGGGCCGACAAGTTCCGCGTCGTCGCTTCTGGTACGTCTCCTGAAGCAGGTATGTGGCGCACAAGTCGAACTCCCTACCTGCAGGAGCCTATGGACTCTGCGACGGACAGGCGCACGGAAATCGTCGTCATGTGTTGCTCGTCACAGCTCGGCAAGTCGGAGATGCTCCTGAACATCATGGGCTACTACGCCGACCAGGAGCCTGCTCCTCAGCTGATGCTTCAGCCGACAGTTGAAATGGCCGAGGCGTTCTCGAAGGAGCGCATCGAGCCGATGTTCCAGAACTCTCCAGGCTTGCAAGGCAAGCTCGAAGAAGGGAAGGACGGTCGCGGCTCTGCGAAAAAGTCAAGTACGACTATTCGCATGAAGCATTTCCCTGGTGGCTATCTGGCTCTTGTCGGCGCGAACTCGCCAGCTGGTCTTGCGTCTCGCCCGATCCGCGTCCTTCTTTGTGACGAAGTGGACCGCTACGGCGTGACGAAGGAAGGCGATCCTCTGAAACTCGCCATTCAGCGAACTCAGAACTTCGGGAACAGAAAGATCATTTTGGTCAGCACGCCGACAATCAAAGGCGCGTCGAAGATTGACGACTGGTACGAACGAAGTGATCAACGTCGATTCTTTGTCAAGTGCCCGCATTGCGGTGAGGAACACATTCTGCAATGGGCAAACGTGACCTGGCAGAAAGACGACGAAGGGAATGCGCTGCCGATGACGGCAAGCATGCATTGTCCAGAGTGCGGCTGCATAACGAGAGGTGCCTACAAGCCCGATCCGAAGTTGCTACAGAGTGGCCGTTGGATTGCAACGAACCCGGGCAGCAAGATCAAGGGCTACCACGTCAACGCGTTGTACTCGCCGTGGGTGAACCTTCACGACCTTGTGGATGAGTTTGTTTCCGTGAACCACAACCGAGACAAGCACGGGCTCATGGAGTTCGTGAACCTGAAGCTCGGCGAAGCGTGGGAAGAGAGCAATCCCGATGCAGACAACTGGGAGCAACTGTTCAACCGACGCGAAAGCTATCCGGCAAACGGCGTTCTCCCAGACGGCGTCTTGCTACTGACCGCCGGTATCGACGTTCAGCACGACCGACTGGAATGCACGGTCTACGGGTGGGGTGTCGGCCGAGAGTGTTGGGGCATTGAGCACCGAGTGCTCTATGGCCGCCCGGACGATGCGAGAACATGGCAGCAACTTGACGCGGTCCTGCAGCGCCAGCATTCGATGCTGAACGGCGTCCACATTGCGGTCGCTTGTGCCTGCGTCGACTCGGGTGACGGTACATATACGACGAATGTCTACCAGTACACGAAAGCCCGCGAACGAATGCGCGTCTTCTCTGTAAAGGGGCGCGGCGGCATCGGTGTCCCGTTCATCAATACGCCGACGAAGAGCAACGCGATGAAGGCAACGCTCTTCACGCTCGGTGTTGACAGTGGAAAGTCGCTCGTCATGAACAGGCTTTCCGTGCAGGACCCTGGTCCGAACTTCGCGCACTATGCGTCGCAGGAGGACAGGGGCTTCTCTGAAAACTTCTTCAAGCAACTGACCGCTGAGGTGCTTGAAAAACACTTCGAGAAAGGTGTCTCGAAAATGGCGTGGAAGAAAATCCGCGAACGAAACGAGGCTCTTGACTGCGCGGTCTATGCGACTGCTGCACTGGAGCTTCTCTCGCCTAATTTCGATTTTTTGCAGGAGTTTTATGCGAATGGGGGAGCACTCAAGCAGCAGACCGCTCCGCGTAGGTCGCGCGGAACCCTTTCAAAGGGGATCACCTTGTAAAGGAGTTGAAGCCTAGTGGCACAACAGAAAACGCAGATCGAATACATCAACGTTGACGATCTGAAAGCGTACGAGCGAAACGCCCGAACGCACAGCGACGAGCAAATAAAGCAAGTCGCGGAATCGATCAAGGAGTTCGGTTTTACAAACCCTGTCTTGATTGATGAACACAATGAGCTCATTGCAGGCCACGGTCGAACATTGGCCGCGAAGTCGATCTGCATGAAGGAAGTGCCGGCGATTCGCCTGAAGGGGCTCACAGCTGCGCAGAAGAAAGCGCTGCGCATTGCCGACAATCAGTTGGCACTGAACGCCGGATGGGATGAGGAGCTTCTCCGCATCGAGCTCGGTGAACTTCAGGAACTTGACTTCAACCTCGATGTCATGGGCTTCTCTGACGAAGAGCTCGACCTTCTGCTTGATGGGACCGGCTCGATTGATGACGACGAGGAGCACGGGAAAGACGCTGAGGAAATCGCGGAACCGTCAGAAGACCCGGTTGTCAAGCCTGGCGAACTTTGGCTCCTTGGGGACCATCAGCTGTTGTGCGGAGATTCAACACGCATCGATGATCTTGTTCGCTTGTGCGAAGAAGGCAGCGTCGATCTGTATTTGACCGACCCGCCTTACAACGTGGCCTACGAAGGCGCGACGAAAGACAAGCTGACGATTCAGAACGACAACATGTCGGACGAGAACTTCCGAAAGTTCTTGATTGATGCCTTCTCTACTGCTGATTTTGCCATGAAGCCAGGAGCGTCTTTCTACATCTGGCACGCGGACGCTGAAGGCTACAACTTCCGAGGCGCGTGCCGAGACAACGCGTGGAAGGTGCGCCAGTGCCTTGTGTGGAACAAAAACTCTCTTGTTCTTGGTCGTTCTGACTACCAGTGGAAGCATGAGCCGTGCTTGTACGGCTGGAAGGAAGGCGCGGGGCATGCCTGGTACTCGGACCGTAAACAAACGACGGTTCTCGACTTCGATAAGCCGTTGAGGAACGGGGATCACCCGACGATGAAGCCGGTTGATTTGTTTGAGTATCAGATCGGCAATTCCACAAAGAAGGGCGACGTCGTTCTCGACAGCTTTGCCGGCTCTGGCACGACCGTCATTGCTTGCGAGAACACAGGTCGTAAGGCTCGGGCGATGGAGCTCGATCCACGTTACTGCGACGTCATCATCAAGCGATGGCAGGACTTGACGGGAGAGGACGCGGTTCGTGAAGACGGCGTGACGTTCAACGACTGCAAGTAATCACAAACAAAGGAGGCATCGAAATGTCTTGGATCACCATAGACGAGGCCCGCGCGAATCTGAAGATGTGGCTCGATGCCGAACGCGCGGTCGCCTCTGGCCAGTCTTACAAAATCGGAACGCGTAGCTTGACGAGAGCTTCGCTCTCAGACATTGCAGCTCGCATCAAATACTGGCGCAACGAGATCGACAAGCTCGAAAACGGCCGTAAGGGGGCACGTGTAATGCGTGCCGTCCCTCGCGACCTGTAAGGAGGCTTGCAAATGAATCTGCTTGACAAAGCAATCAGGGCGATCAGTCCTGAGCGCGCGTTGAAGCGTTATGAAGCCCGCCGAAAGCTCGAAATTCTCAACAGCGGATATTCGCGGCACGGTGGCTCATACGCCAAGAAGTCCCTTATGGGATGGCTATCCGGCGGGAGCGACGCGGACGCGGACATCGTTGACAACTTGGAGACGCTTCGCAATCGCTCGCGCGACCTCTATATGGGTTCGCCTCTTGCAACTGGTGCGCTCAAGACCGTTCGAACGAACGTCGTTGGGTCCGGGCTTGCGCTGAATGCCCAGATCGATGCGAAGTTCCTAGGCCTTACCGAGGAGCAGGCGAAAGAGTGGGAAGAAAACACCGAACGTGAATGGCGGCTGTGGTCTGAAAGCGTGAACTGCGATGCGGAAAGACGGCAGACGTTCTTTCAGCTTCAGTCTTTGGTGCTCCTTTCTGCGTTGATGAGTGGCGACGTCTTTGTGACGATGCCGATCATCCCGCGCAAGGGCTGCGCCTACGACTTGCGAATCGGCCTCATCGAAGCCGACCGCGTGTGCGATCCGCTGAACCCTCCGACGACAGCTAATGTCCTCGGCGGCATCGAGGTCGGGACATACGGCGAGACCGTTGCCTACTGGGTGGCGAAACATCATCCGGGCGCGATCCCTCGCATTGGTCAGGACCTGCAACAGGAATGGAAGCGCGTGCTGGCTTTCGGCACAACGACGGGGCGTAGAAACGTTTTGCACATCATGGCAGACGTTGAACGTCCTGCGCAGCGCCGAGGCGTGCCGATGCTTGCTCCGGTCATCGAGGCCTTGAAGCAACTTTCAAGGTATTCGGAAGCCGAGCTGATGGCGGCGGTCGTGTCCGGAATGTTCACGGTCTTCGTCAAGAGCAACACTCCCGATTCTCCACTCGGACAGGCTTTCAATCCCGCGATGCAAGTCGACAAGGACCCGAACGCCTATGAAATGGGTAACGGGTCGATCGTCGCCCTTGACGAAGGTGAAGAGGTCCAGATCGCGGACCCGAGTCGACCGAATCCGAACTTCGATCCTTTCGTGATCGCTATTTGTCGCCAGATCGGTGCGGCGCTGGAGATCCCTTACGAGCTTCTCGTGAAGAACTTCACAGCGTCCTACAGCGCGTCGAGGGCTTCGCTTTTGGAGGCTTGGAAGATGTTCCGCATGCGCCGCGAATGGCTCGTGGGGAACTTCTGTCAGCCGATCTACGAGGAGTGGCTGACCGAGGCTGTTCTGAAAGGTCGTGTGCAAGCACCCGGCTTCTTCGATGATCCGGCAATCCGTGCAGCTTGGTGCGGGGCCGAATGGTTCGGCGATGCGCAGGGACAGCTTGATCCGCTGAAGGAAGCCAACGCGGCGAAGGTCCGTGTCGATGAAGGCTTCAGCACTCGAGAACGCGAGGCGGCTGAGCTCACCGGCATGAAGTATGACCAGGTTCACGCGGTGCGAAAGCGCGAGGAGGCAATGCGCAGGGAAGACGGTCTGAGTGCGACAGCTCCGGCTCAACCGATGACGGAACCGGAGAAGGAGGAAACAGATGAAGAATAAGTTTTGGAACGTCAAGGCCGAGGGGAAACGGGCGCAGCTCGATCTTTTCGGCTATGTCGGCGGGTCGAAGGACGATCCGTGGGGGAAGGGCTTCAACGAGGCTGAATTCCTCGCGGACTTCCGAAAAATCCCGTCCGATAGCCCTCTTGATATTTTGATCAATTCGTTCGGCGGGGCCGTCTATACGGGCTTGTCCATTTATTCGCTTCTAAAGGCGCATAAGGGACAGATTACCTTCCGAATTGACGGCGCTGCCATGAGTGCTGCGACGATCATCACGAGCGTGCCTGGCGCGAAAGTCGTCATGCCGAGGGGCTCAATGATGATGATCCACAAGGTCAGCTCTGGCGTCTGGGGGAACACGGACGACATGAGAAAGGCGGCGGACGACATGGAGAAGCTTGAGGACAACCTCATTGACATCTATGTCGAAAAGACCGGTCGCACGGTTGCCGAGATCAAGGAAAAGGTCAACGCCGAGTCCTATTTCACAGCAGAAGAGGCTGTGGAGTTCGGTCTGGCTGATGAGATTGATGAAACGACGGAGGTCAAGAACACGGCTTCTGGCGGTTTCGTCATGTTAAACGGCCTGAAGGTAGATTCGCGTTTCTTTGCGAATGCGCCGAAGGGCTTCATTCACGCGGAACAGCCCAAGGCATCCGCAGTTCAAAAGGAGGTTCACAAGATGAATCTGGAAACGTTGAAAGCGGAACATCCTGACTTGGTGCAGGCGATCCGCGAAGAAGCTATTGCCGAAGGCGCTACGAATGAACGCGCACGCATCCAGGCGATCGAAGACATCGCTGTCGCAGGTCATGAAGACCTTGTGAACGCAGCGAAGTTTGACGGCAAGACGACCGCAGAAGCGCTTGCAGTTCAGATCCTGAAGGCCGACAAGGCTCGCGGCGCACAGATGCTCAAGGATCGCAAGAGCGACGCGAAGGCTCTTGAGGGTATCGAATCGGAAGGCAATGAAGGCCTTGATCCGAAGGCAGAAGCGAAGGCAAAGCTGGACGCCGAAATGAAGGCGGCCATTGAAGCAGGTGCGCGCGCCTTCGCTCGCAAGTAAAGGAGGAAGAAGAAATGGCAATGCAAGAAACTCATACGACGACTGTCGACAATCTTTTCGCTGCGTCGCAGATCATGCCGGTTGTTGCTGACAGCATGATGGTCAAGACTAGCCAGGGCGTGCTCAAGCGCGGCGCTCTACTTGATAAGGACGGCACGCTCTGCAAGGTTGACTCTGGGAAGACGACGATTTCTGCAGTGTATGCAGTCCTTGCCGAGGACGTGGATACGGCTTCCGGCGACAAGGTCGCTGCCGTGTATCTCACCGGCGAATTCAACGAAGATGCTCTTTCTTTTAACGCTGAGAACAGCGCTGCCGTTGCGGACTTCAAGCCGTCTGCTCGTCAGGTCAGCATCTTCTTCAAGCCGAGCATCTAAATCTCAGGAGGGACTACAACAATGGCAATTGATATGTTTACTACTCGCACGATGCTCGCGATGGTCGAAGAAGGCCAAAAGAGCAATTCCACCTGGTTGCGCGATCGCTACTTTACGAATCGCCCGACCTTCCACACCCAGAAGATCGACTTCGACATCATCGGTCGCGGCGGTCGCAAGATTGCGCCCTTCGTCAACCCGAAGGTTGGCGGTGTCGTGCTGACGCGCGAAGGCTTCCGCACGGAAAGTTACGAAGCGCCGGAAGTTTCTCCGATGCGCGTGACGACGGCAGAAGACATGCTGAAGCGCCTGCCTGGCGAAACGATCTACTCCGCAAAGAGCCCGACGCAGCGTGCTGCCGAAATCCTCGGCAAGGACTTGTCCGACCTCGACGACATCATCACGCGTCGTGAAGAGGTCATGTGCGCCGAGGCTCTTTTCCAGGGCAAGGTGACGGTCAAGGGCGAAGGCTACGATGAAGTTCTGAACTACTGGGCTCACCTGGAGACGAAGGAGCAGCCGAAGACTACTTTGGGCACGAAGTGGGACGCTGCTGACGCCGCCCAGATCATGGGCGATCTTCGTACGCTTCGTCGCACGATGATTCAGTCCGGCGGCTTTACGCCGCACGAGCTGATCTGCGGCTCGAAGGTGCTTGATACGATCCTCGATAAGCTCACGACTGCCAATCAGCTCGATACGCGTCGCGTCGACATGGGCGCGATTGATCCGCAGCACTTGCCGAATGGCGTGACGTACTGGGGCTATCTCAAGGACTCCGGTCTTGACATCTACTCTTATGACGAGTGGTACACGGATGACGCCGGCAAGGAACAGCCGATGGTTCCCGAAAAACTCTGCATGCTCGCAAGCCCGAACGCGAAGACGATGCTTGCTTACGGCCTGGTTTCCTTGACCGGTGATGATGCGGTCAAGTTCTACGAAGGCGCTCGTGTCCCTGATTCTTGGGTTCAGCGCGCCAACCCGTCTGGTCGTATTGTGCAGATCAAGAGCCGTCCGCTGCCGATCATTCAGCAGATTCACGGCTTCCACGTCATCGAAGCTCTCGCTTAAGAGCGACAAAAACCGAATTAGGGCAGGCAATACGACCTGCCCTTTTTCGTAGGAGGGACAGAAATGAAAGTTGTTCTTTTAGAAAACCTTCTCATTTCCGGCAAACGCTACACGGCAGGTGAGGAGATCGAGGTTGACGATACGGTCGGCCTTCAGCTTCTCAAGGAAAATCTGGCGCTTGTCGGCGTGAATGAGGTCGAGGACGACCCTGTCGAAGAAGCTCCATTGCCGACGCCGGAAGCTGCTTTTGCTCCGATTCCCGAAGCAGAAGATGAGCCAGAAGTTGAAGTCAAGCAACCTGTCAAGCGTCGCACGACGAAGAAGGTGGCGGGATGAGTGCCTTCAAGGATTTCGTTGCTGCTGACGTGCAGAACGTCTTCATCAACCTCGACGAGTTTTCCGAGGAGCACGAAATCGGCCATGAGGTTGTGCCGTGCATTCTCGACAAGATCATCACGCAGGCGAACGGCGACGATTCATACCTTGGCGTTTTTGTCAACCAACTGACGATATACGTCGAAGTCGGCGTGATTGAAACGCCGGTCGAGGGCGAGCTTCTCAACATCGACGGCGCGCTTCATCTTGTCAAGTCTGTCAGCAATGAGGGCGGCGTGCTTGTCATTGTGACGGAGGGGAATGAGCAATGAGTAAACCGCTAGAGGTAATCGTTTCCGACGGGCAGGGGCGGAACAAGAACGCTCTTGAGAAGGCGGCCAAGTTGCTCTCGGAAGTTCCGAACGGATACGAGGCAGCCGTCAGTCGTTCGATGAATCGTGCGGCCACTGCCGGACGCTCTGCTGCGGTCTCAACAATCCGGCAGGAGTACACGATCAAGGCTTCAACGGTTCGCCGTAACTTCACCATCCATAAGGCGACGCGCTCAGACCTTGAAGCGCTGGTCACGAGTAAGGGGCCTCGCATCCCGTTGGTGAATTACAAGACTCGTCCGAAAACTGACACGACCGGCAATGCACGAAAGCCGGTGCGCGTCGCCGTCAAGGCACGGGGAGGCTTGAAGCCTTTGGGTAAGTCGTTCGTCTACCGGGGAAAGATTCTTCAGCGTTTGGATACGAGTTCGCTTCCTGTGCAGGAGGTCTACGGTCCAGCCATTCCGGTGCTGTCTGGGAATAACGAGGTCGTAGACAACGTCGAAAAGACGATGCAGGAGACCTTCCTCAAGCGCCTGGATCACGAAACCGGCTATCTCCTCGGCGGTGGGAAAACCAACAAATACACCAAACACAAGGGGTGATTCGTATGGTCGAAAACGAGCTGACCCGCGCACTTCGCGGGCTGTGTGCCGAAGCCGTGAAGAACTTCGCCTTGCCGACGAAGTCAGAACGCGGACAAGAGAAAGAGGAGCTTCGTGCTCCTCAAATCATAAATGGCTACCTACCGCCGAAGCGGTCAGGGCAGAAGGACGATTTTCCGTTCGTTCTCGTGCGGGCCGATGAGGGTACGACCGACCAGGACTCCACAGAAGTGCAGGTGTCGATCATAGTCGGGACTTACTCAGAAGAGTACGACGGGCACGAATACTGCCTGAACATCATGGCCCGCATTCGCACGGCGCTGTGTTCCTTGCCTGGGATGGTTCTTGCTAATCGGTATCGGCTTAAGCATCCGATCAAATGGAGCACCTATGCAGAGCAGCCCTATCCGTTTTGGCAGCTCGACATGCAGACGGCGTGGGACATCCGCACGCCGCAGCCAATTGATAAGGAGGAGGACTTCTGATGACTATGAAGAAACCCACAACTAAAAAGGCGCAAACCACCAAGGGAGAAGCTGTTGTCTATATCGGTCCGACCCTTGGAGGTGGTGCACTGATGCGCAATGCGGTGTTCCGTGCAGGGGAGTTTCCTCCGCACATCGTATCGATGCGCGAAAAGAGTGAGGCCCTGCGCGGTCTCTTTGTCCCGGTGTCTGAACTGGCGACAGCGCGAAAGCGCATCGGCGTGAAGGGCGACATCCTGCACGCCTATGTGCGTCAACTCAAAAATGAACTCTAGGGAGGTCATCAAATGGCATACAACCACGGGGTAAAAATCTCCGAAGTGCCGACTTCTATCCTGCCGCCGGTGCAGGTTGAGGCGGCTATTCCTTTCATTGTCGGGACTGCTCCGGTCAATATGACCGATCCGACCAACGTCAATAAGCCCGTTCTCTGCTACTCGTATGACGAGGCTGTCGCTGCTTTTGGCTACGTGCCGCCGGTCGAGGACAGCGCGAGCGGTCTGAAAAAGTACGACTTCACACTGAGTGAGGCGATTTATTCGCAGTTCGCTCTCTTTGGCGTCGCACCGATCATCGTTGTTAACGTGCTTGATCCTACGAAGCACAAGAAGACGGCGACGGCAAAGACGGTGACGCTTGACTCTAAGACGGGCTCTGCAACAATTGCCGAGCCAGGCATCATCTTGTCGACTCTCAAACTTTCTCAGGAAGTTACGACCTATCAGGAAGGGACGGATTTCGTCGCGACCTTCAATGATGAGGGGCACCTTGTCATCACGTCGAAGAAGGACGAGGATAACTTCAAGGTGCCTGTTGGCACGTCTCTGACTTTGGCGGTTGAGAAGCTCGATCCGTCTGCTGTGACGAAGTCGGAAATCATCGGCGGCGTTTCCGTTGAAGGTGCAAAGAGCGGTCTTGAACTTGTCAGCGAGTGCTTCCCGCGCTTCCGTCTTGTCCCGGGGCAGATCGTTGCTCCGAAGTATTCGAGCGATCCTGAAGTCGCGGCTGTGATGGCGGCCAAGGCTGTCAACATCAACGAGCATTTCCGTGCGATCGCTCTGATTGACGTGCCGACCGACACCGTCGATTCCTACTCGAAGGTCGCTGAATGGAAGAACAACAATAACGTCGTCGATGAGGCGCAAGTCGCATGTTGGCCGATGCTTGCCCTTTCTGGCACGGCGTACCACATGAGTACTCAGCTCATGGGCCTTATCGGCAAGGTGGACGGTGACAACGACAGCACGCCGTATGTCAGCCCGTCGAACAATAACTTCCAGATGACTTCCACGGTCCTGGCGAACGGCAAGGAAGTCTGGCTCGGGCCTGAAAACGGCGCGTATCTGAACGGCCAGGGCGTCGTGACGGCGCTCAATTTCATCGGCGGCTGGGTGTGTTGGGGCAACCGTATGGCCTGCTACCCGGGCAACACGGACGTGAAGGATTCCTTCATTCCGGTTCGACGCATGTTCAACTGGGTCGGCAACACGTTTGTGCAGACCTTCTGGCAGCGCGTTGATGCGCCCCTGAATCGTCGTCAAGTTGACACGATTGTTGACAGCGCGAACATTTGGCTCAACGGGCTTGCGGCTCGCCAGTACATCCTAGGCGGTCGCGTGGAGTTCCTTGAGAGCGAAAACCCGACGACGGACCTGATGGACGGCATCGCACGCTTCCATGTGTACGTGACGCCGCCGTCTCCGAATCGCGAGATCGATTTCATCCTTGAATACGACGCGAGCTATCTCTCGACGCTGTTTGAATAAAAGGAGGCTTGAATTATGGCAACTGGAAACAAGGTGCCCGAGCGCCTGATTAACTTCCGCGTTTACAACGACGGAAACGACTTGCTCGGCGTCGCGAATGTGGACCTCCCGTCCATCGAAGCGATGAGTGACACGGTCAGTGGAGCCGGCATTGCTGGCGAAGTTGAAAGCCCGATTCTCGGCCACTTCGGCTCGATGACTGCGACCTTCACCTGGCGCACCATCACGCCGGAGCTTGCAAAGCTCGCAAACCAAAAGGCGCATGCGCTTGATTTGCGCGGATCGCAGCAGGTCTACGACGCAGCGCTCGGCGAATATTCTTCCGTTCCTGTGCGTGTTTCTCTGCGTGCGACGCCGAAGAGCATTTCCCTCGGATCGTTTGAGGTCGGTTCCACGACGGACAGCGAAACCGAGTTTGAGGTCATTTACATGAAGGTCCTTGTGAATGGCAAGGAACTCATCGAAATCGACAAGTACAACTTCATCGCCAAGTTCGACGGCGAAGACAAGCTCGCAAGTGTTCGAAAGGACCTGGGCTTGGCGTAAAGCACAACGCCGGGGGCGGCATGAGCCGTGCCCCGGCAATCCCAACATAAAGGAGTGAATCTCATGAAGTACATCCTCTCGAAGGAATACGAGTTCGAAGGCCAGAAGTACACTGAAATCGAGATCGATCTCGACGTGCTCACCGGCAAGGACGTGTCTGCCGCAAAGCGCGAGTGGACCCGCGCAGGGAACTTCTCGCCGCTGATGGCGTCCGACACGGACTTCTGCGTCTACCTTTCCGCGAAGGCTGCAAAGCAGCCGATTGAATTCATGGAAGGCTTGCCGGCGAAGGACTACTGCGCGATCGGGCAGGAGGTCGCGAATTTTTTGCTGGGGTGATCGGCTTTGCAGAACGGTCTGATCCTGACGACGAGGTCAAGTCTGCGGCGGTATCCATTGCGCGCGTCATGAAAGGCGGTGCGCTTGAGTGGATGCAAGAGCCGTTGATTGAGCTCGCATCATGGAACAGGACGATCACAAAGCAGCTCGAAGCGGAAGCTCGGGCGGCGAAGAAAAAATAAGGCGGGAAACCGCCTTTTTTCGTAAGGAGGTGACCTCATGTCGAAGGTTTACGACATCGCCTTCAAGATCGCGGGGAAGCTTTCCGGAGACTTCGCGAGCACATTTAAGAAAGGGCAAGAGACCGTCGCCCGCATGGGTGATTCACTCGCTACGCTGAACGCGAAAGCCGCAAAGATGGACGGTCTCGTAAAGGCACGCAAGGCTGTTGGCGAAAGCTCACGAGAGTACATCCGTGCGAAAGAAAAGGTCGCAGCACTCGGGAGAGCAATGAGCGCGACCAGGGAGCCGTCCGCCCAGATGGTCTCCGAATTCAACAAGGCTAAATCCGCCCTTGAAAAGTCGAAGGCGGCTCTTGAGCGGAATCGATCCGCTCTGCGCGAACTTGACGGTCAGATGGGAACAACCGGCACGCACCTGAGGACGCTTATCGAACGACAGAATGCGCTCGCTCAGTCAGCCGACAGGGCTCGTGCGGCACAGCAAAAGCTCGCGAAGATCAACGAGCGTTTGAGCAAGGCTCAGGGCGTTCAGGATAAGGCCAGAGAAATGCGGTCTTCGAGCGCGGGCGCTCTAATGGGCATTGGCGCTACGGTTGCCGCAATAGCTGGTGCTCCAGTCAAGCAGGCGATGAGCTTTGAAGACCAACAGGCTGAACTTCGCAAGTTCTCGGACGACTACAAGCAAGTCTTTGATGGCATCCAGAAGCTCTCGCTCCAATACGCGAAGAGCACTGAGGACATGACAGCGATGGCGGCGAACGCCTTCCAGTCCGGTATCGCAAAGACGGCTGACGAGGCTCTGAAGCTCGTTGAGATTCAGAACCAAATGGCCATCGCCTTCGATATGACGGGGGATGAGGTCGGTGCTGCATACGCGGACATCCAGTCCAAGATGGGCATCAACATCGAGCAGAGCAAGGCAATGTTCGACATCGTCAACCAGATCGGCAATACCACGAGCGCGTCGGCAAAGGACGTCGTCGAGGTGCTTGCTCGATCCGGTGGTGCCCTCAAGGGCTTGACCGCGATGAACGAGAAGCAGATTGCTGCATTGGCCGGGTCTTTCCGATCCGCGTCTGTGTCGTCAGAAGTCGCTTCGACCTCGATGATGTCATTCATCAACGCTTTGTCGTCCGGTGAAGGCGCCACGAAGGGACAGAAGAAAGCCATGGAAGAGCTCGGCATCGACGCAGGCAAGATGGCGCACATGATGACGTCGAACTCTGAAAACGCTCAAAAGGCGATTCAGGACGTTTTCAAGCGCATCAACGGCTTGCGAGAAGACCAGAAGTCCTCGATCATTGGCGCTCTATTCGGTAACGAAGCGGGCGTGAAGTCTGCGGTGGCAACGCTTGCCAAGCAGGGCGACCTGCTTGCAGGAAACTTTGCGATGATTTCCGATCCGGCTCAGTATGCCGGTTCGATGCTGAAGGAATTCCAGTCCAGGGCTGACACGACCTCGAATTCCCTGCAGATTGCAGGTAACGCGGTCAAGCTAGTCGCCGGCGGGATCGGGATGGCTCTTCTTCCAGCTGTTCGAAAGTCGGCGGAAGCCTTCGTGAAAAATAGCGAGAGCGTCATCAAGTGGGTGAGTGAAAATCAGTCGCTAATTCTGACGGCCATGAAGGTCGGTGGCGCGATCCTCGGCTCTGTGGCTGCCTTTCATGCGTTACGCCTTGTCTTCGCGCTTTTGGCGAGCCCCGTCATCTCAATGTACAAGGGCTTCCTGAACATCCAGAAGGCCATCACCTTGATGCGAAACAGCACGGTGCTCGCGACAGCGGCCTCGAAGGCGCAGGCCATTGCGCTCGGCGCGTGGAAACTCGTCGTCACGGCTGCGACCACGGCTGCGAAGTTGATGCGCGGTGCGATGGTCTTGCTGACTGGGGCCATGCGGGCGAACCCGGTCGGGATCGTCATCACGGCTTTCACGTTGCTCGTCGGCGCAGGGCTCGCGGTCTACAAGAATTGGGACACCATCAAAGCGAAGGCGGTTGAGCTCTGGAGCGCGTTCTCGTCGAACTTTCCGAACATCGCTTCGGTCGTGAAGGCGAACTTTGCGATCGTTGCCGACATTGCGAAGAACGTCTGGGGCGTCTTCTCGAACCTCATTGGGTTTGTGAAGAACGTTTTCACCGGGCAGTGGTCTGCCGCATGGGAGAACGTGAAGGGCATCTTCTCGAATGCTTTCAAGGCCCTTGTTGGACTCGCAAAGGCGCCGATCAACAACGTCATCAACCTTGTGAACGGCGCGATTGGAGCCATCAACGGCATCAGCGTGGACATTCCTGACTGGGTGCCGAAGTTCGGTGGGCAGACCTTCGGCGTCAACCTGCCGAAGATTCCACAGCTTGCCGAGGGCGGCATTGCGACGCGCTCGACGCTCGCGAACATCGGCGAAGGCGGAGAACCCGAGGCGGTCATTCCACTCTCGAAACTCTCCTCGATGCTCGGTGCGGGCGTTGGGGCAGGTGGCGGCATCACCGTCAATTTCGCTCCCGTCATCAACGTGTCGGGCGGCTCTGGCGACGCTTATGAAGGCGTGAAGCGCGGCCTTGATGAAGGTCGCCGACAGCTTGAAAAGGACCTGCGCCGTCTTTGGGCGGATCAGCAGCGTCTATCTTTTGCTTAAAGGAGGCGGCAACGTGAAAACGTATGAGACCCGCGCGATGGACACCTGGGACATCATCGCCAAACGAGTCTATGGCTCCGAAGCGTTGATGGATCAGTTGATCCGCGCAAACCTACAGCACCGGAAGACGGCGTTCTTCAGTGCGGGCGTCGTGCTCAATGTGCCGGACATTGACACTGACTCGATGGAGTTTGCTGAGAACCTGCCGCCTTGGAAACGTCAGGAGGGGACGCGATGAGCGGACCTATCCAGACCTATTTGAGGCTCCTCTTCACCGAAGCCAGCAAGTCGGTGTCGGAGGACATTCTGCCGGATCTGCTCTCTTTCACGTACGACGACAAAGAGACAAATGAGGCTGACGAAATCAGCATCACTTTGAAGGACCCGACGGGAAAGTGGGCGAGCAAGTGGAAGCCGGACGGCGGTGAAGTCGTCCGAGCTTACATCGCATCCGGGACGGTTGATGGGAAGAAAGGGCGCGAGCTTTTCTGCGGAAAGTTCTTCGTCGATTCGCTCCGCACCAGTGGCTCGCCTCGTGTCTTCGAGATGCGCGCAGTGTCGATCCCGATGAACACGCCGATCCGACGCAAGATGATCACGAAGGCTTGGGAGAAAAAGACGCTCAAGGGCATCGCTCAGGAGATCGCGGCGGCCGCGAAAGTCAAGCTCCTCTTTGATTCTAAGGAGAACCCGAGCTACGACCGACAAGATCAGAAGGCTGAAAGCAACTTGAAGTTCCTCTCGCGCCTATGTGAAGACGCCGGGCTTTCGATCAAGGTGACAGATTCGCAGATCGTGATCTTCGACCAGGCGTCATACGAGAAGAAAAAGCCCGTCAAAACGCTCACGCTTGGCGTTTCGGACATTCTCTCGTGGGACTTCGAGTCGCAACAGTCTGAGACGTACAAGAGCTGCACGATCTCGTACAGAAACCCGAAGGAAAAGAAAAAATCCTCGGCTGGCGGCTACACGTCGGACGAGTACGACATCGATGCTGTGCCTGGCAAAAAGAACCCGGCCGTCATGACCTACACCTATGTAGATCCTGACGTCGAGGACAACGGGCAGGAATACCAGATCAAGAAGCGTGCGACATCAATCAACGAGGCGATGCGAATCGCGAAGGCCACGCTGCGCAAGCTCAATCTTCGGAAGATGACAGGCAGCCTTTCTCTTGTCGGTGACACGTCCCTTGTGGCGGGTGTCGTCATCAAGCTCAAGGGATTCGGAAGTTTCGACGGCGGTTTCATAATCGAGAGCGCTTCGCACAGCGTCAGCACTAGCGGCTACGTGACGAGCCTTTCGGTTCGCCGCGTCAACAACAACTACTGAGGAGGTGCGGCATGAACCTATTTGACATGCCAGAGGGGGTGCCGAGCCTCATCAAGATTGGTGAAATCTCGAGCATCGACCCTGCGAAATGCACAGCCCGCGTGGTCTTCGACGACGAGGATAGCATCGTGAGCTTCGACCTCCCCGTTCTTCAGCGCAACTCGCTCAAGAATCACGACTACGCCATGCCCGACGTCGGCGAGGACGCCATCGTGCTCTTCTTCGGCGAGGGGCAGGAAGACGGCGTCATTCTCGGTTCGATCTACGCGGGAGAGGTGACGCCTCCGGAATCGACGGAAAACCGCCGCACGGTAGTTTTCGACGACGACACGCGCGTTTGCTACGACCGAGCGGAGCACAAGCTCACCGTCACGATTGAAGGCACGGAGGTTGTGTTCAATAGACAGGATGGCTCTATCACGGTGCCGAATGCGGTGACGATCAATTGCACGACCGCGACGGTCAACGCCTCGTCGGGCATAACGCTTGACACGCCGAAGACGGACGTTACCGGTGTTCTGAATGTCGCCGGTCTCATCACCGGAAAGGGCGGACTCGCCGTCAGCGGAGGTGGAGGTGCTGCGGTGACGGTCACAGGGAACATGAAGCTGCAGGGCCAGATCGAAGCTTCGAGCGACGTGACGGCGGGCGGCATCAGCCTCATGAAGCACAAACATCAAGAACAAGGCGACGGCGCTCCGACGAGTCCGCCGCTGTAAGGAGGCGAGGAGAAAATGGGCCTGGGATTTTCGGCAGTTGGTCTTTTCGGCAAACTGCCTTTTCTCTGCAGTAGTGCAGTGACATTCACCTTCAAGGACCTGTCAGTTTCACGCTCGGTTCGATGGGCGACGCACGAAGTGATAGGCAAGAAACCCGTTCTTGAATACATCGGTCCAGGACTCACAGAGGTCAGCTTCAACATTCAGCTGAACTCGATGCTCGGGACCCCGCCTTTGGCAGCGCTCATTCAGCTCAAGAAAATGCTCGAGAAGAAACAGGCTGAGCGTTTGCTCATCGGTCCAGATTATCTCGGAAAGTTCGTAATCGAATCAATCGGTGAAGAGCGCAAGTATCACAACAACCTTGGCATCTGCGTCTCTGCAGAGGTCAGCATCACCTTGAAGGAGGCGGCGTAATGGCTCAGTACACAGTGACGCTATCAAGTCAAGTCGACTTCGCGCCGTCTGACGAGGTGCGAGAGATTCTGCAGAACGTGCGGACGATCCTCAGCACGCGTAAGGGCTCCGTTCCTCTGGACCGAGACTTCGGGCTGACGTGGGCGCATATCGACAAACCAATGCCGGTAGCAAAGATGCTGATGCGGTCTGAGGTGATTGACGCGATTGAGGAGTACGAGCCAAGAGCAACGGTCGTGTCTGTCGACTTTGACGAGGACACTGCGAGCGCAATGGACGGTATTTTGAAACCGCGCGTTGTTGTGCAAATCGGAGAGGAGGAATAAGACATGGCTGAAACAATTCCCCGTTGGCACTTGCCGGCGGTTGAATTCCTTGAAACGGACGCCGAGACCATCAAGGCCGAGATTATCACTGGGTACGAACAAGCAAGTGGGCGAACCCTCGCGGCGGGCGACCCCGTACGACTCTACCTTTTGAGCCTTGCTGCCGTCATCATTCAACAGCGCACGGCTGTGAATCTGGCGGCGCAGCAGAACCTGCTTTCATATGCTCAGGACGGCTACCTCGATGCACTCGGCACGCTTTTGAGCGTTACGCGTCTTTCTGAAAGCAAGGCCGTCACGACGATCAAATTCACGCTTTCGCAGGCTCTGGCGACGGTCTACACGATCCCTGCAGGAACTGAGGTGACGAACGGTGTTGTGACATTCGCGACGGACCATGAACTCAATATTGAGAAAGGTAAGCTCGAAGGGAGCGTCACGGCATCCTGCACCGTTGCAGGGACGGTCGGCAACGACTACCTTGCCGGTCAGGTCAACACCATCGTCAAGCCAATGACGTTCGTAGCGAAAGCCGAGAACACAACCATCACGACAGGCGGCTCTGAAGCGGAAAGTGACGAGTCCCTTGCCGAGCGCATTCGACTCGCACCGAACGGCTTCTCTGTTGCGGGGCCTGAGAAGGCGTACGTTTATCACGCGAAGAGCGTGTCGAGCTCCGTGCTTGACGTTTCCGTTACCTCCCCGACACCGGGCGAGGTCGATGTCTATGTGCTTCTTGCGGGCGGCGAATTGCCTTCCAAAGAAACGCTTGAGCAGATCGATGCGTACTTGAGTGATGAAACGCGTCGACCTCTCACGGACTTCGTTCAGGTGCTTGCGCCGAAGGCCGTGAATTACGAGCTCGAGATTCACTACTGGATCAGTCGCGAGGACAGTTCGCGCGCCGAGCAGATCAAATCTGATGTCGAAAGGGCGGTCGAAAAATACCGCGTGTGGCAGCAAGGAAAAATCGGTCGCGACATTCTCCCTGCAAGGCTCATTCAGTACGTCATGCAGGCGGGAGCTTCGCGCATCGACAACCCGACGATGAAGCCAGTTGACTTCCAGAAGCTCGAAAGCGACCAGGTCGCCCAATGCACTGGCGTGAAGATCGTTTACGAGGGCTACAAGGATGAGTAAGGGGCTCGCGGACGTAAGGCTGAGCGACTTACTTCCGGACTCAATTGCTCAAGACGACAACGTCAAGCACAGCGCGACGGCGCTTGACAAGCAGTTGCTCGATATGACGGCGGCGGTTGATCTTCCGTCGATCTACGTCAGCATTGACAAACTCACGAGCACGCAGCTCGACCATGTCGCCTACGGGTGGGATGCGAGCGTCTGGCGCGATTCGTGGCCCGTTGCTTTGAAGCGCAGCGTCTTGAAAAACGTTGTGCGCGAAAAGCGCAAGAAAGGCACGCTTCGTGCTGTCAAGGATGCCGTTTCTTCGATCGGTTCGGCTGCGACCATCAAAGAGTGGTGGCAGCAGGAGCCGAAGGGAACGCCCCACACTTTCGAGATTCGGGCGACGCTTGGAAACATCGACGGCACGCTTGATGCAGAAATGCAGGAGGACCTTTTCGCGCTCATCGACGACGCGAAGCCGGTCCGATCGCACTACACCTTCGTGCTTGTGAGACAGCTCCAGGGCGGCATGGGTGTTGACGGTTATCTGCGCCCGGTAGCTTACGCGCGTATTCGCTCTGAAGAGATTGTCAGCCGTGATATTGATACGGCTGTCGGCATTTTCGTCGGAGCGCGACCTATTGCTATGCGGTCCCTTGTTGGGCTTGCAAAATAAGGAGGGTTTCTCATGGACATCGTTTTGACGACAGCCGGTATTCAGGCCGTCATCAATGCACAAGAGACCGGTACGAACGCCGTCACCATTTCTGAGATCGGCGTCGGAACCGGCAAATACACAGCAAACAAGGAACAGACACAGCTACAAGCTCAAGTCAAGCGCATGCCGATCCTAGAAGGTGGGCAAGCGGGTGACAACGCGATTCACGTCGCGTGCAAGGATGACGGCCCGGGCTCGTATGAAGTGTGCGAGTTCGGGCTTTTCCTTTCTGATGGGACGCTTTTTGCGGTCTATTCGCAGAGCACGCCGATCATTGCAAAGCAGGAGTCAAGCAATCTGCTCCTTGCTATCGACATGAAGCTCGAAGGCGTCAACGCTGGGAACATCACTTTCGGCGATGTGTCTTTCTCTTTCGCTGCTGCAACGGCCGTGAATGCGGGGATCGTTGAGCTTGCTACTGACGAAGAAACGCAGGCAGGGACCGATACGCAGCGAGCTGTGACGCCCGCCGGTCTGAAGAGCTTGACTTCCACTGCAGAACGTGCGGGTCTCATCCGAACAGCAACGGAAGCCGAAGCGAAGGCGGGAACGGAAGGCGCGGCTGCTCTCACGCCTGCGACCATGAAAGGCGCAGCTGCTTCCGAAGCGGAAACGATTGAAGGGAAGTCCGGGACGCTCTATGTGACGCCTCTCGGCCTTCGAGGCTTGAAAGCTACGACAGGACGAAACGGGCTAGTCGAACTGGCGACCGAGGCAGAGGCAAAAGCGGGGACGGACAAAGAACGCGCCGTTACCCCTGCGAGCTTAAAGGCCGTCGTCGATGAGGCGACCCCGGACGCAAGCGAAGCCGCCAAGGGGATGATTCAGATCGCCTCTACGGTTGATGCTACAGCCGGAACAGATGCTTTGAAGGCAATGACGCCCGCAACTGGAAAGGCTGCGCTCGATGCGCGAATTGCGACAGTTGAGGAAGCGAAAGTTGGCACGTCGGCGACGAAGCTCATCACGCCTGCAACGCTAAAAGCCGTCGTGGATGCAGCTGTGGCGGCGGCTCTTGCGAAACAAGGAGGTGCCGAATAATGGCCAACACAATTTTGATTACTGACGCCGGTCTGGCCGAAGTTGTTGAGGCAGAACAGGGAGGATTCGCCCCCGTTGTCATCACGGAGGTGGGCTACGGCACGGGGCAATACACGCCGACGAACGACCAGACGACCTTGAAGGAAGAGTTCAAGCGTCTAACGACCATCGCAGGCGGTGCGGTTGGAGACAACGTCATCCACCTTGCGGCCCGTGATGATTCGGCAGAGGCCTACACGGTCTACGAGGTCGGTCTCTATACGGCGAGTGGAACCCTTTTCGCAGTTTGTTCGCAGACGGTTCCGATCATCCAGAAGGCCTCGCAGTCGCAGGCTCTGCTCGCGATTGACCTTGCTGTGACGGACTTCTCTGCAGATTCGATCGCGTTCGGAGATACGAACTTCCTGAACCCGCCGGCGACGACCACGACTCTCGGTGTCGTTGAACTTGCGACGAATGAAGAAACGATTGCAGGAACAGATGGGACGCGTGCTGTCACTCCGAAGAGCCTCAGCGCACGGACATCGACGGAAAGCCGCACCGGTTTGATCCGCATCGCGGTGCCTGCGGAAGTGCTTGCTGGCAAGGAAAACACAAAGGCAGTGACGCCGTTTGGCTTGCTTTCTGCCTTCTTGAAGAATCACGGCGACAGCGGCTTTCAGAAGTTGCCGAACGGTTTGATCGTGCAGTGGGGAAAAGCCTCGATTGCATCCGATGGCTCGACCGTTGTTGCCTTCCCAGTTGCTTTCCCGACGAGCGCCGTTTTCGCGAACGCGACGCCTACTGGTGAGGTTGCTGCGGACTTCGTTGCCACTGGTTTGACGAAGGGGAACACGACCTTCAAGCACAACGCAAACGGAAAGGTCCAGGCGCTCTGGATGGCGCTCGGATTCTGAAAGGAGAGGACGGGATGGCTTACTACTACAGCGCGTCTCAACGCGCGTTTTACTGCACAGAGATCGTGTCTGTGGACGTTATGCCCGCAGACAAGGTGGCAGTCGCGGACGAGGCATACAAGAGCCTCATGGCCGCCCAGAATGCGGGGAAGTTGATCCGTCCAGGTGCGGGCGGAGCTCCTGAAGCCGTCGACCAGACGGGCGCTGTCGCAACTGGCATCGTCCACGAGCTGACGGCTGCAACTGCTGACAAGCTGGGTCACATCAAGATCGGCAAGAACGTCGACGTTGATGTTGACGGAACAATCTCTGTCAATCTCTCGAAGGACATAGGCGATCGAAGGGACCGCGCTCCTGAAAAGCCCGATTACGGCCTGAGTTGAAGGAGGTGGAAACATGGCAGCGGTCAAAAATTTTACGCTCGATCAAGGCTCCGATAAGACGGTGTCCTTCATCCTGAGCGACAAGAACGGTCCGCTTGACCTGACAGGATATTCAGCCGCTATGCAGTTGCGCAGGTACGCATTCAGCGAGGAAGCAATTGACACGCTGACGACGTGTAATGGTCGTCTTCTGCTCGATGAATCGGCGGGAAAGGTCACAGCGAAATTCAAACATGAAAACACAGAAGGGTACCCGGGTGACACGGTGCTGTACGACCTGGAGCTTCAGTCTCCGGACGGCGAAATCACGCGGGTCGTTGAGGGAAAAATCAAGGTCTCCCCGGAGGTGACTCGTGTTAAATGCGCGCGCAAGGCGTGAGCTCGCAATTACTGCGCAAATCACGTCAGAAGAAGAAATTCAAGTAGATGCTCAATGTCAGGACATCGTTCCCAAGGTCGTGACCGTTGAGGTTCCTGGCATTCAGGGGCCGCCGGGAAAGGACGGTGCGCCTGGTAAGGACGGAGAGGACGGTCAGGATGGCACCTCTTTCGTCGAACGCATCGACAACTCTTTCATTGACAATCTTTTTTAATCGTAAAGGGAGTGAGAAAAATGAGTGCTTTGAATGCTTTTTTAGACAAGCAAGGTTTGACTCATTACGACAGCAAATTGAAGACGGTCGTTGCCGGGCAGATGACGATCGAGGGGCGCACGATCACGTTGAAGAGCGTCTCTGGTGCAACGCTCGCAACGGTAACGATGCCGCAGACGATCTATGAGCTTGCAACGGATCAGAAAAACGGTCTGATGAGCAAGGGAGACTTCGCCAAGTTGCAAGGTATCGCGGCTCAGGCGACGAAGGTCGAAAACTCTGAAACGAACGGGAACATCCAGATCAATGACGTGGAGACGCCCGTTTATGTCCATCCGACCGTGACGGCAGGCGCTCTTGTGTCTGGGCTCTACAAAATCACGACCGACGGCAATGGACACGTTACCCTCGGCACGAAGGTTGTCAAGGGCGACATCACGGCACTCGGTATTCCGGCGCAGGACACGACGTATGGCCCGGCCACGGCTGATGCTGCGGGGCTGATGTCTGCTGCCGACTTCACAAAATTGCAAGGAGTCGCTGTGGGAGCTCAGGTCAACGTACTCGAAAAAGTGAGCGTCAACGGCGGTGCTCTGCCGGTCAGTTCGAAGGGCGTCAATATCGATCTCACGCCGTACGCTCTAAAAACGGATATTGCGAGTGCCGTGAATTACAAGGGCTCTGTCGAAAACTATGAGGCTCTGCCGACCAAGGATGTGAAGGCAGGCGATATGTACAACGTCGAGAGTGCCGATCCTTCTCATCAGATTGACGCAGGAATGAATGTCGTCTGGAACGGCGAAAGTTGGGACCCGATGGCCCCGATGATCACGATGACTGGCATTACGAACGAAGAGATCGACGCCCTCTTCGCGTAAGGGGGTGTGCTCATGGCTAACAGTTTTCTCGACTTAAACGGGCTCGCCAATTTCAAAGCGAAGCTTGAGAAGAGCCTTAGCGATGAGTATGCGAAGAAAGCCGAGGTCGTCACCAAGGAGGAGGCCTCGGCCTTCGCAAGGCTCAAGACATGCAGCGAGATCCGAGACCGAGCACCGACAAAGAGCCGGACTACGGCTTATCAAAAACAAAGGAGGGAGCTGAATAATGGCTCTGAAAGAACAGGATATCGTCTTTACGACGACGGATGAGGCGGGTAACACCGTCATTCAGTTTCCGATTACGCGCGTCGAAAATGTTGAAGACGCCGTGCGTACTGTGAACAAGAAGAAGCCTGACAGCAATGGCGACATTCAGATCGATGTCGACATGAGTCATCTGGCGACAAAAGATGAGCTGACGAAGGGCTTGGCGAATAAGCGAGATCACACGATCCAGATCGCCAACGCGGACCTGAACACGCTGCTTGATGACAAAACATGGGCCTGTAGTGGGACGCTGAAGAATACTCCGATTGCTTGCACGTTCTGCATTGTGCAGGCCTACGACACGGGGGCGCCCATCAGCGGGAACATCGTGCAAGTCTGCTACGTTCCGAACCAAACCGACAACACAGTCCGCACCTTTTGGCGCAACTGCAATAATGGGGTGACCTTCGGGAAGTGGAGCGAGTCCGGGGCCGTGAAGACGGTGAACAGCGTCGCGCCTGATGCTTCTGGCGAAGTGACGTTGCCGAACGCGACGACGAGTAAATTTGGTCTTGTGCGCCTTGCTGCCGAAGAGGACGTTTTGAACGAAGCTCCCCAGACAGTGGTCTGCACTCAGCTGATCTACGAAATCAACGAGTTCCGACGTAAGTCTACGGCCTACAACGTCGGCGATAAGGTGGACTGTGCCTTCCAGTACGAGCGCTTCCTCGAATGCACGAAAGCGGGGACTACGAGTGCGGACCTGCTCGATACGCGTAGTGTCACGCATGGTCAGGTCATTGCAGACGGGACGGTTGAATGGACCGTTCGGACGCATGTGCGTTCGATCAATGGCTATTTTGCAGATGGAAATGGCGATGTGTCGCTTGCGGTAGCCGTCAAAAAGATTGTTTTGGATGCATATTTCCCTGTTGGTACGACCTATCTCTCTGCCGATGTAGCTTTCGACCCTAACGTCTCATGGGGCGGTACTTGGGTAAAGGTTGAAAATCGCTTCTTGCTTGGTGCGGGTAGTCGGGGAGTCGGAGCGACGGGTGGCGAAGAGATGCATACGCTTACTGAAAGCGAAATGCCGCGGCACAAACACGGTATTGGTAGCGTTAGTTCGACTGGTCAGTTTACCGCAACGCATTGTTGGAACGGCGATGCTACGAACGGGGCGTTTTCTCAAACCGCTAAAGGTAATGGTGCTGGTGGCGGTGCAGCTAATGGTGCAACGTATAAGTACAGTTTTTACACGACTAGTGGTGGCTCTGTAGCAGAATCTGGTAGTGGTAATGCTCATAACAACATGCCGCCGTATGAAGTCGTTAATATTTGGAAACGCACGGCTTAATTTTTAATGGGAGTAAAAGACATGAAAGATTTAGAGGCATTAGTTCAATTTGATCGGCAAACTATTTATGTCAATAAATACGGGCTTAGTTTTTCTTTTACGCGCGAACAAATGAAAAAATTGCCGACTGATGTAGATGCCAATGAAATTATTGAAATTTGGTGGAATGTTAGTGGGCAATGTTCGTATCAGATTAAAGGGGAATCTACCGCAAATCATTTCGGCGAAGAACACTATGATGACTATGTGAAGCCTTACGTTGATTTGTGGCAAGCCGAAAAAGACAAACTCGAGAAAGAGCGTCAAGAGGCTGAGGCGGAATACAACAGTTTTCCGAATGTCAAAGCCAGAAAACTCGATGGACTCAACGCGGCGCATGAAACAGCAGAATCGGACGCTCACGTTTTCTCCTCGTTGGGATTTGAGATTGATGCGAACGACAGAGCGAATCGCGACGTTGAAGGCATCCTTAGAACAATCGGCGATGGCACTACGATGTTTTGTGACTACAATAACGAGTTTCACGAGCTGAACAAGGCTCAGGTAGAAACACTTCAGGTCGAGATTATTCAGAATGCCCAAGCGCTCTACGCTCAAAAATGGGCGTATCGTACTCAGGTAGAGGCAGCAGAAAACGTTGATGAGCTTGATGCCATTGAGTTTACGTTCTCGCAAATGAGGTTTTGATGGGGCATCGTGTTCTATCAACTCCTCAAAAGTCTATAGGGAGGTGTGCCGACATAGGAAGGCTTCCCGCGCGAAGATGCACCGATTGTGCTTACGGATAGGTGATTTTGAGCGAACCACATAGAGATTAAGGCTGTCAATTTCTATTGACTGCAATCCCGATCGTTCGCTTGGTTAGGTCGTTCACCGTAGAATACGGCGTCCATTCGCCGGCTTTCAGAGCTTTGGAGTCAAAGCGCTGAATGTAAATTTCACAACCGTCTCGTTCATAAACATCGGTGAAGTTGTAATTCTGGTCAGATTTTATGCACAAAATGACGGATAGTCGTCTTGCATTCAAGTTGCGTTTAACGCGGCAAGTGGCCTCGATTACGTCGTCAATATTTTCGACGTAATCGTAGTTGTCGTTGCCGCCTTCGATATACAGCAACATAACCTTGGCGTTGGTTGTCAATGAAAAGAAACGCTTCTGTCTTCTGGCGTACTTTTCCGTTACGCGCTGATAATCTTCTTCTGAGTCGTCTTTGAAGTCGTGGATGAATAGAGCGTTATTTTTGCGATTGAAAACATGAATGGTGCCTTCCGGTGCTTTTTGTTCCGTGTATTCCAGATCTTCGCGGTTCAACATTCCTGAGAAACGTTTCTCAATGAGTTCCAACTTTGTCAGGTACGGAAGGCCGGCAATCCAGTCGAATGGACCGCTGCATTTTCGAAGGTTGATCTCCCTAAGGATCGTGGCGGCCAAACAGTTACTACCGAGAGAGAAACAACTATCGAATGCATCGATACTGATCTTGTAGATGTACTGTTCCACCAGTGGACGGACGATTTTTGGGAAAAACTTTCGGTATTTCGAATAGGTGGATGCTAGGGTGGCGTTCAGATGTGGGATTCTAGTATGGAGGTTGGCGATATTTTGAAACATATTTGATATGGATGCAAAAATGGCTCAAGGTTGTTGGATCAACCATGAGCAGAGCAGGGTACGTACACATAAGTTTATCACACCGCCTTCTGGCGGTTTTTTCATATGTGGGATTTGATTGTCAAGGCGCTGAAAGAGGCGCTGAAGGAAAAGGTGACTGAAATGACGAAAAAAGAAGTGCAGAAATGGCTCGACAAACTCGGCGTCAAGGTCGAGGAAGTGACGGACGATCTCATCGCCAAGGTGGAGGCCTAGAAGGCTCTGCTTGATGCGGAGACGCGTCGGAAGATGCGCCTCTTCTGGGGCCCGGTTGGGCTTTTGATTGGCGCGGTCGTCGGCTATGTTTGCGCGGCCTTTTTCTGAGAACTGCGGGGTTTTCTCTTTTCTTTGAGCTTCGCGTCCCTAAACCAACATCGACTCCCCTGAGGATATCCCTCGGGGGATTTTTTTGTGCGTGTGTGCTTGAAGTCTCGTCAGAGACTCAAGGCATGCGGGAGGTTACATGCCATACAGAGATTTGAGTGACGGGCAGATTCTGGCCGCCGCAGGTGGTTTTGCGACGATCTGCGGTTGGCTTTCGTACCTGCTGAAGGTACAGGAAGGAAAGGCTTTCACATGGCGAGAGTTTTTGCTCCATGGAGCGATCAGTGCTGTATGTGGGCTGATCAGCTACGAGGTGCTTTTTTACGAAGGGTTCCCGCCGCAGTTGTGTGGGGCCTTGAGCGGCATGGCTGGGTGGGGCGGCACGCGGGTGATCCGTCTTCTTGAGGTCGTTCTGCAGAAGCGCC